CTTAAACGAGACGTTGAGAACTTAGAGAGTGATCTTTTAGAGGACCGCCCACATGAAATTATTTGGGTAGATACTTTAAAAGACGAACGGAGATCGCATTCCAAGGTTGATGCTGGCAAAACCAGAATGATATCAAATGGACCAATGCACTACAATGTATTGTTTCGTAAATATTATATGGCTGCGTTAGCACACCTTAGACACCACCGAGTGACGAATGGAATAGCTGTTGGCATCAATGTTTGGGGACCCGAGTGGCATAGTTTAGCGACTTACCTACGAGGGGCCTCAGATGAGATGATCGATGGCGATATGACCGACTTTAGCGACAGACTTATGGATGATTTGACTTGGGTTAATTTTAACCTCATCAATGAAATTTATAAAGTTTACGACACTGAATACACCGACAACGACCGCAAAGTACGAAGAAGGTTGTGGGAATATGCATGCTGTGCTATTCGCTACAATCAAGGAACCATTTACCAAACGACAAACGGAACACCTGCTGGATTCGTGCCTACTGCAGAGAATAATTCTCTCTACGGTTTGTGTGCTTTTCGAGCTTCATACCTATACCTTGCCCGCAAGTATAAACCGGATATGGAGGATCTCAAGCATTTTGAAGACAATGTGCGAGTGATAACATACGGCGATGACAATGTTTTGTCGATTAATCCAAAATTAAAGGAGTTTTATAACATGAGAAATCTAGTTGAAGCCTTCGATAGTTTTGGAATGATCTACACAACAGCAGACAAAGGAACCGATTACGACAAACGAAAAACCATTAAAGATGTGAGCTTTTTAAAGCGATCATTTGCTTTGGTTAAGATAAACGGACAAACACTACCGCGTTACGTGTGCCCAGCACCCTTGGAAACGAGATTGGACATGCTTAACTGGACAAGCGACAAGCATATTGATAACTTGTTAGAGCAATCTGACACGGTTACCGATGTGTTTAAAGAGTTGGCAATGCATCCACAAGATGTATTCGAACGATGGACTGGAGAGATTAGTAAGAAATGCTATGAACTGGGAATTAACAATTTTCGATTGTTACCCTATTCACGGTATCTTGAACCTTTCTGCTCTGGTGGACAATTTTTACCCCGCAAGTGTGATCTTACATCTCTCCGGCAAAAAACCGAATTCAACAAGGAGAGTTGTACTGCTGCTAGCGGAAGAGGCGTGTGTATTAACACTTATACCCTAGGATCGCCTGAGGCAGCCCCTCAAAATCCAAGGGAAATTCGGTCGTCAGTGCTGATTGAGTCATCACACTGATTAAATACCCGACTTACTGAACTACAATTTAACACAAACCCCGACGTAATGATGACGACCAATGCTGAACAACACGACACCGCCACGATTATGGAACAAGGAACGATTAGCAAAGACGTAGATCCTAATTTGAATGTTTTACTTCCAAAGGAATATCTAGATCGATGCATAAGTGACAGGAATGAGCATGCGATACAATCTTTTCTTAAAAGACCAATACCCATCTTACAGGGCACGTGGTCTAGTACCGCAACACGAGGAACTGTTCTTAACACTAACGTTTTTCCTAAAGACCTTCTTGGGTCTTATACTAACAACACTTACAAACTTGATGGATTCGTATCTCTTAGTGCCACCGTAGTGTACAGAGTGCAAGTTAATAGTGTTCCAACGCAAGCTGGAGCATTAATAGCCCACTATGTGCCTTACTCTGAGTACATGAATTCACACACTCAATGGTATTCTGCTGCTGCTGTCACTGACGTGGTCGCAGCATCAGGGTGCCGTAGGGTGCAGATGAATTTGGCAAATGAAACCGCCATGGAGATTCGAGTTCCATTGAGTGGACCCTACGCTTCTTTTAATTTAGTTACTGGACAAGGTTCTTTTGGGAATATTGTTCTTTCTGTTTACTCACCCCTTTCTTCACAAACCGCTTCTTCTTGTAGCTTTACTATATTAGCATGGTTTGAAGACGTAGATATTCGTTTCCCCACTAGCGCACCCTTAACAACTAATTTTGCGCAAGTTGGATCTGAAATGAAAAAGATGGAACGCACTGGAGTCATATCTAGTGCCACAGGACAAATAGGAAGAGGAATCGCTAAAATCCTTCCTGTAGTTGGATTGGGATGGCTCAGTACACCCGTGAGTATGCTTGCGGATGGTGCTGAGTTTGTTCTCAAAGCTTTAGGCTTTTCTAAACCCACTGTTGAATCCCCTAACACGTTGATGAAGATTGCCCCTACTCGTTTTTTTTTGAATGGTGATGGTGCCGATACATCTCATAAACTTGCTATAAGTGCAACCAATGCATTAACTTGCATTCCAGGTTGGGCTGGTAGCGATATTGATGAGATGAGATTGGATTATGTCGCAGGGAGGCCTAGCTTCACCCGCGCATTCAATTGGTCGACTAGCGACGCAGCGGACGTTCAAATTTTTTCTATTCCTACTGGCCCGCTCTACACTCAGGTGTTGGCTACAAAACTTGCTAATACCTGGGTTAGAACAGTCTCTATGCCACTCTGTGCGAAGGTTGCTTCTCTATATTCTATGTGGAGAGGTGATTTGGTTTATACTTTTCGTGTCGTTAAGACGCAGTTTCATTCAGGTAGATTGATCGCCTCTTTCCGCCCTTACAATTATACTGACACTGTACGCACACAATTACAACCAGCTTACAACTACTTTACTGAATTAGATTTATCCTTGGGTACAGACTTTACATTTAGAGTCCCTTACGTTGCTACACGCCCTTTTTTATTCACTAACTACGATATGGACAATGCGCTTGCTTCCTCTGACGCTAGAAATAGCGCTACTGGAACGATGACCATTGCCGTAATGAACCCTTTGATTGCTGCCGGAACCGTTTCAAGTACTGTGGAAGTGTTAGTTGAGGTTCATATGGAAAATGCTACGTTCGTGTCGCCCGTCAAGCCGCGCCACTTACCGTTTGGCATTCCAAACGTTGCTCAAGTTGGCTCGGCTCCACGTGTTGTTAAGGGGAAGAATGCAAGTGAAATAACACCTAGTGCGATTGTGTTAACTGAACATGGTATGTGTGTGGGTGAGGCTGCGCTTTCTTTGCGGCACTTGCTCAAACAATTCTATCCTTTAGCTACAGTGGCCTTGAATGCTCAAGCTGCGACTGCGGCGTTACCGGGGCAATCGGGTAAAGCTTTTACGCTTTACCCGTGGGCTCCGGTGATACCGCAATTAGGCTCGATCACCGCGACTACTGTTAATAACCAGAAACCTTCTTACGCTAACGTTTACACTTATGGAACGACTGTAATAACTGAAATTCCCGACATGTATTCCAATTTATACTGTAATTATGCTTTTTTTAGAGGTTCGATTCGCTATAAGATTGTAGTTACTAAGAAATCTGCCACTTTTGATTCTGAATTACCAATTAAGGTTTTGATGAACACATGGACCCAAGATTCTTCTGGTGCTTACACTCCTGCTATGCAAACCGCAACCCCTGCAAACTCTAACGGAACCTTCACTAATTTAGGATCCGGCCCCATTCAACCCGTTTATGACGTCGCTGCAACTACAGCTGGTAGTACAACCTATCAGATTGGATTTGTGGAGACTGAACTGCCTATCATTTACAACAAAGATGGCATCGTGGAGTTTGAGGTCCCTTTCTACAATAGTGGGCATTCCGTTCCCACTAATTATGGCTTAAATAACCCTTTAACCATGCGCTCAATTGTCTACCCGGTTCCCCAGGTGACTGTATTCTGTGAAGCGTTCCCAACGTGCACAGTACAGATTTACCGTGGAGTCGGAGACGACTTTGAATTCGGCGCACTTCTGGGTACTCCTCAACATGCTGCTTGGCAATTGATGAATGCCCCATCATAGCTTGTTTTTTTTTCAAAGAATTAATAACCTATCAACACTTCCTCAGTGCATTGGAAACCGACATGCACTTAACAAAAACTATCGACAAATTTGAAACCCCTGTGGGCTGAATACGGATCTTTTCTACACAGCTGCTGGTATAGTCTTGGACATTTATGGTCAAGTGCTGGCGGGGATAGTCATTTATTGTCTCTTCTGTTTGGT